GCTGGTTCAGGCGCTTCAACTCTTTCCGCCGATATTGATTGTTCAGCATATACTGCATCAGTTGCAGAAGCTCCGCCACCGTTCGCCATATTTACATTGTCGTTAATGAACACAGTAGATCCACCAACTGTCGTAATTGAAATGTTTCCGTTTGCATCGGCTTTAAGTTGTGCATTTGATTTTATACTTACGTCTGCAGAACCATAAAGATTTAGATCTCCACCATCTGCACGAATATTTAAATCGGTCTCGGCCGACATATTTAAATTGTTAGCTCGGATGTTCATATTAGTTGGAGCTTCCAACCACATAAATGGTGATTTAAAATACATTCCAACACCAGCTTCAAATTGTATTTCTTTTTCAGCATAATAAGAAAAAGTTCCAACGTTTGCGTCAAGTCTAATATCACCACCTCTTACCTGCATACGGTCTGAAGCGTTGAGTGTCATTTCACCGCCTGATGTGATATAACTATTACCATGGACAATTTGTTGATAGTCTCCCATGATTTCTTCAACTTTATTTCCTTCAACGCGGATCCTTGCATCACCATTAATCGTAACAGTGCTTTGACCTTTAACAACTTTTACTTCGTTTAGGTCTGTAATTTCCCACTTGTTGCCAGTTGCTTTTTCTACAACCAAACCACCTTGTGATATTTGATAAAAAGAACCATCTTTATGATATATCATGATTCTTTCTGAACCAGGAGTATCATCTAACTCAATAGAATGCGTTGCAGTTGAAATAACTCTATTGTGTGGATACCTTGCATTGTATGCAGTCGGCGGTTCTTCTAATGTTTCGTTTTCTTCACCTTGTCCTGCGGCTACAGTAATTTCAACGTTACGAGCCATTTCCTGAGCCAACACATAGGTTTCATCGAGATTTTCTCCACGTGCTAATCTGCTCATGCGCGGCTGATTGTGATCTTCAGGAGTAGAACCTGCCGCTGTTCTATATCCATCATCAGGACCATGCGCAGGAATGACTCCGTAGCCATCAGCAGGTGGATTAGGACCATTATTAATAGTAGGTATAAGACCTAGGATCATCGGTGACTGAGCTTCTTTACCATCCAAAAATATACCAAACACCCAATAGTTTTCACGAGGTATCCAGTTGCTAGGATCGTAATCTCCACGGCAAACAATAGCCCAAGGTAAATCATCAACTGAAACTTCTTGGTTGTTTCCATGAACTCCAAATGCTCTAACTTTTACACGTCCTTCAAAGCGAGGATCTACAATATCTTCAACAACGCCAACAAAAAATAAAGGATTATCAATACCAATAGCACTCATTACGACCACCCAAACTTAACTAAATTGAACGAAGCGCTAGCTCTGCCATCTTTAAACGAATGGCTTGAAGATTTAATCATATACTTACCTGAAAGATTGTTGTCTTCAACTAAATCAGTAGTAGCAAAGACAGGGATGTTTACATTGACAATAGTTCCTGGGGATAAATCAAGTCTACCACTCATGCTAATACCAACAGAAGTTGAATTTAAATGTTGATCGTAAAAAGTGCGCATTGCTGTTATTTCACCATTATTTGCATCAGACCTTAAACTCATAGCTCTATCGTTTGGGCCTTGTGTATCTTTTAAAACTAAAAACTCGCGGGCGTTTTCTTCTGTAAATTTAGTATCAATATATTCTTGTGAATGGGGTAATCTATCAATAGAAACCTGACGGCCTGACATATCAATAAAACTTGCATCCTGAACTTTATAATTTTTTTCTTTAAATGTTCCATTCACAATATCTAACTCAACTGTTTTTACTGCGTAAGCCCCGCTTAACATTGATTTTGCCGAGTTAGTACCTCGTTCACCAATTGAAAAATTATTAATTCTATTAATTGCTAAGCTAGGATCATCTGGTAAGTTACTTGCGTTTGGCGCGTAAAATAACTCTTTTATATTATCGTTGTCCTCGGCTTCAACTGCTTCTTTAATTAAATATTCGTCAGTTACAAAGTAATAACCATATATTGTTTCAAACCATCTAAAAGTATGAGATGGCGTGTCGGTATTCATTGCACGTTTGGACAAAAATCTAAATGCGTCGTCAGGCATAAGACTTGGCATAATAATATCAACTAATCCTTCAGTCGGTTGGATATAAAGATCTCTATCTCTATCATTAAGTATATTATATCGCGCAGTGGCATATGTCAATACTCTTGATCTATCATTTGGATCTAAATAATCTGCGTTTCCTAAATCAGAAACATAATCTTCAAACACCTCTTGAACAATTTGCTTTACTGATTTATTTTTATACGCAGTTTTTACTCTACGGTTTCCACCATCATAACTTGTTCTTGAAATAAAAGACACTGTATAGGTTGAACCGGTATTCATTCTGTTTGGCGTTATATTTGAAATTGAAAATATTTGCAGTTTTAATTCAACCTTTAATCCGGTGTCAAACATTTCTATTTCTAAGTCAAGCTTTTCCTCTCCTCGTAAAGGAGTACCCTCTAAGTAATTCAAGTTTTCAAGAATGTGCATAGTACCATAAAAGTTTGAATTAATAGATTGAGAAATTTCAAGGCCGATAATAAACTCTTTCATATCAACAGTCGTGCCGTTCACAGTAGTGATAAGCGCTCTGGATATTTCATAACCTGCCGGGTTAAAAGACTCTGCCATTTGTTAAGTTCTTATCTTACTTTTAAATTCACGAGTTAACTGTGGTAGATACCTGTTATCAAACAAATAGATTTCTCGTTTATTTTCATTAATTGCGTTTTCGTTATCGTAAATACGCCATGCTTTCCATTCTTCAGGAATGATACGTTTAATAACAATTTTACGTCCTTGTTCTGTCCGTAAAATAACGCGGTCTTCTCGTCTTAAATAAATTGTTAAGAAACTGTCTGGTGTAAGTTTAATAATATCAACAGCCATTTATTAAACCTCCCTATAATAATATACAATATTATCTTCGGTATCATCAGACCGCACCCAGTCAAGAACATCTTGTCCTGTAACGCCAGAAGCTTCTGCATATTTTTCAATAAGCATATCATTAAATTCTTGAGTATTTAATGGCCATTCATGATATGGATCTATAATATTGTTTGCCATATAAACAAGCCAAGAGTAATCTACTGAACCATAATAAAAGTTTGCAATATCTTCAGGTCTTTCGCCTTCTTCAACTGTGTATGGCATGTAAAGAAGTGGATTATTTTGTAATCCTCTTACAAATCGGTTACGGCGAGTAATATCTTTAACAAGTTTGCCGTCGTAAACTACTTCTGGAAAATTTTCAAAATATTTCATTTATCGCGCCCCTGAGTTTGGTGTAACAAATTCCGCAGGATCTTCTGGAACTAAACTTCCACCATATTCGTCTGCAGTTTGGATTTCCAATTCTTGCATTGCAATTGATATTGAAACTCCACCGGGTTTTCCACCTTTCATCATAGTTACTCCACCGCCTGCGCCATAATCAACATCTATAGATCTTATAAGTGAAGTTTTAAATTTCATAAAGTGTTCAGGATTAACTCCTAATAGATATGCATCAACAGTAGCTGGGTAAGTAAGGAACGCTCTTGGAATTCCTTCGATGTCACGAGTATGTGGTAAGATTTGCTTTTTAAATCCATTCACAATATCTTTAATTAAACGTGAGTCTTCTTGGCTTTCAGGATACAAATCCCAGTTAAAAGTATGAGTACGTAATTCAACTCCTTCGAACGATAACGTCTCTCTTGGGTTAACAGTCTGTCCTGTTGTAATATCAATAGATCTACCGATATCTCCTGGGAGTTTTGATCTTAAAAGATATTGTGCGCCAGTTGTTGCGTCTCCTAAACTTGTTCCTAGTATTGAGTCTACTAAACCACTTACTACGCTTTGTCCACCATTTGCACTGCCAGTTAACGCGGCAGCTCCACCTGCGCCCAACTGTTGAACAAGCTGTGGAATATTCTCAATAGTCATTTGACCAGCGTTTGCCATTAGGTCTGTTGCAGCTCGGCTGATTGCTTCAGTTGTTTTGTCTCTTTCAAAACCTTGTATATTAACTCCTGTGCTATCAGTTAAAGCTCGTGGGAATGGTAATTGAATAGATGATATTCCTTTTATCGAACTACCGCGAGCTCTACCAGTTTGGCCAAGAGACCCAGTTAATAAATCAAATCCGGCATTCAATCCTTCATAAGAATATTCTTTAAATACAAACATAATGCTATGTGCTAAGCCGTTTGCAGGGAAAGATAAGTTTCCTATTGCTGCACGCCGGTTTTGGTCAGCTTTTCGCTGCTGCGGCCTATGTTGATACCCATGTGGTATTTCATCATAACTCATAAGAGCCTACCTTTTTCTTATAAATATTATTACTTATTTATATGGAAATGCGAGTGATGATATGACAACTAGAGGACACAAAGGTAGGTTTAGACCTAAAAATCCTGCTAAATACAAAGGCGATCCTAGTAACATTATTTATAGGTCGTTGTGGGAGTTTAAATTCTTTAGATATGTGGATATGCACCCTGATATTATTTGGTGGCAATCTGAAGAAGTGATAGTACCTTACTATTCTCCTATTGACGGAAAAAGACATAGATATTTTCCAGATGTGATTATTAATAAACGCGTTGGTCCAGTAACAAAAACAGTGATGATTGAAATAAAACCAAAAGCACAGACAAGACCACCTGACCCAAGGAAAAAAAATCAAACCAAGACAGGCGCGGTTTCAAGACGTTATATAAACGAGGTTAAGACATACGGTGTTAACGAAGCAAAATGGAAAGCAGCGCGTGGTTTTTGCGCAGACCGTGGTTGGGAATTTGTAATTATGACAGAAGATCATTTAGGGATAAAATAAATGGTAGCAAAAGTATTTGATGATATCTTATTACAAGGAGTACGTGCTGGACAAATTCCTGCACGGACACAAGAGGCGCGTGATTGGTATCGTAGCCAAGCAGGACAAATGCGAGGCGTAAGACAAGATCGTATTATACGAGAAATGGGTTCAGACCGATATGAAAATCGGTTTAGATTAGGTAATATGTATATGTTTGGTTACGATCCAAAACATAAAGCAACATTACCGTATTATGACAGGTTCCCCCTCGTGTTTCCAATAAATAAAGCAGATGGCGGGTTTTTAGGAATTAACTTTCATTACTTACCTCCTATACTACGAGCAAAACTAATGGATCAACTTTATACTATAACAACAAATAAAACATATAATGAGAATACTAGATTAAGAGCAAGTTATGATTTATTGAATGGTACTGCAAAATATAAAGAGTTTAGGCCAACAGTAAAACATTATTTGGCAAAACAGTTGAAAACAAAATTGACTTATATTGCTCCAACGGAATGGGATATTGCATTGTTTTTACCAAGTCCTGCATTTGTCGGTGCAAGTAAGCGTCAAGTTTATGCCGACTCGAGAAAAATTATAAGAGGAAGATGATGGCATTTAACATCACGGAATTTAAATCTACTTTAGGATCGTTTGGCGGTACAGCTCACGCTGGTTTGTTTGAAGTTACAATTCAAGGTAGAGCTGCAAATTCATCTCAGATTACGCCAAGGCAATTGACGTTTTTCTGTAAGACTATGTCTATCCCAGGAATTACTGTCAACACGGCGACTTTTGAACAAACTGCAAAACTTTCACGAGAAATGCCAACAGGCATTGCTAATAATCCAGTCAATGGAATATTTTTAATTGACGCGGATCATCAAATATTAAAGTTTTTCCATTCTTGGGCTCAAAACGTTGTCAATTATAGTACTGCTGGTGGTGAATTGGCTGAAGTAAATGGTATGCTGCCTTTTGAAGTAGCGTACCGTGAAGATTACGCCGCAACTATTATAATTAAATTCTATAACCCGCATCCCACAGGACCTAATAATACTTATTATGAAACTGTATTAGAAGGAGCGTTTCCAACTGCAATTGGAGAAATAGATTTATCATGGGAAAACAACGATAGTTATGCAACATTACCTGTTTCATTTTCGTATGATAAATTTAGATTTACAGGAGAAGTACAAGGATCTCCAACCTCGAGATTTAATCGCGGAACAGGTTTATTATCATTCTTAAATTCAGTAGGATCTATGACTAGTGTCATCGGCCAAGGACTAAAATTTAATAGTGTACAAGATGCTGCAAACCGTTTATTAAAATTTAGAAACTCGTGGGATAATATTACAAACTTTTTTAGATAATGGAGATATAAACTATGGCTTTACCAAAAATTGATTTACCTATTTTTGAAGCAAAACTACCATCAACCGGAGAGACTATTCAATATAGACCTTTCACGGTAAAAGAAGAAAAGATTATGTTGATTGCGCAAGAGGACGAAGATGGCGCGCAAGAAATGGTGGCAACAAAACAAGTGGTAAATAACTGTCTTTTAAATAAAGATATTACTGAACTCGCAATGTTTGACCTTGAATTTATTTTCTTGTTGCTAAGATCAAGATCTGTTGATAATACAATTACATTTGGTATTATGGATCCTGACACAGACGAGCCAGTTGAATTATCTATGGATATTGAAGGAATTGAATTAACTCAACCTGAAGGGCATAGTAAAGAAGTAAAAATTAATGATGATTTTATGCTATACTTAAAATACCCAACCATTGATGAATTTATTAAAATTGCTGAAGCGGATATAGGTGATCCTTTAGTTAATTACATGATTTTAATATCTTGTTTGGATAAAGTAGCATCTGAAGATGAAGTACACGAATTTAAGAATTATACAAGTGAAGAAATTGACCACTTTATGGAAAGTATTCAAGGTGGAGTTATTAGAGGAATACAAACATTCTTTGAAACAATGCCAAAGCTTCGCCATGAAATGAAATACACAAATAAAGAAGGTAAAGAACAAACATTTGTAATAGAAGGAATGAAATCTTTTTTCGCCTAGTGCTGAGTCATATAACTCTTGCTAATTATTATCAAATGATATTTAGTTTGGCTCAGCACCATAAATATTCGATAACAGAATTAGAAAATTTATTACCTTTTGAAAGAGATTTGTATTTTGGTATGTTAAGTGACTTTATACAGAAACAAAACGAAAAGAATGGAGTTGCGTAATGGCAGAACTCTCAGCCGAAACAGCGGCGATAGTAGAAAGATTAAGAGCAGAAGGTGATTTAGTTCGCAATAGCGGAGCTAACTCAATACGTTCTGTGAAAATCAAACTAGACCGTTTCGATGGTTTGTTTACATCAATTCAAACAAACATAGCAGAGCAAACTCAAATACTTAGACAACAGGCTGGTGTCCAGGAAGCTGCGACTGAAGCGGCAAAGCGCCAGGAAGATTTTGAAAATCTTAAAGCTGAGCGGGAAGTTGTTGCGCAAAAAGACAACCGAGCTGCCCAAGAAGATCGTGATGCAAAACTAATAGATGGAATGCGAAACGCGTTTTCTTTAAAGAATTTAGCGTTAGGCGCAGGCGGCGCTTTCCTAGGATACAATTTATTAAAAGGTGCTATTGACGATCAGTTTAATGGCGCTTTTTCAAATATGGAACAATCGCTCAGCAACTTTAACCCGGCTATGATACAAGAAACATTTAACCAATTGCAAACTACTGTAGCTAGCATGAATGATGCGGTTCAAACACTTAATCAGACAATCTTAGGATTAGAAGAAGACGTTGAAGCATTTAAAAATTCTTTAGCTGTTAAAGCCTTAACGCTTTTAGCTTCAATTCCTCTTGGTTTTGCTGTCGCCCGAGGTCTTGCAAGAGGCATACCTGCTGCAGTAAGAGAATATCGCTCAGGTCAATTAGATAAGGATGATCCGCGAGGAAATCAAATACGGCGAGGAGAAAGTGAAGCTGCCAGAATAAGAAGACTTGCAGCTGAAGAAGCCGAACGCGTAAGAGCCGCTGAAGTTGAACGTGCGAGAGCTGCCGAAGTTGAACGTGCAAGAGCAAATGCAAGAGCCGTTGAGACGGAAAGATTTCAAAGGGCTTCTCGCGCGTCTGAAATGAGATTAAGAGCAAACCGAATTCCTTTAACGACAACGTTTGTGCCTGAAGGAGCTAATTATTTACCTGACAATCTCAATGTACCAACAACTTCTGCCTTGCCTGCTAACTCTAACATGCCACGTAATTCTAATAATGTTGTTCCATTTCGAACTCAACCTAGTAGTCTAGCTACGCCAGCGGCCACACCGCCCGTCCCCCGCGTAATAACAGCACCCGCTGCAAATGTAAATAGGCCAGCGACACGAAGTGATTTGACGAAATTGCTACAAGAATATAATGATAAAATACCAGCAAAATGGCGTAACGCTATACTCAAAATATTTGATTTTCTTGCTAAGGCAAATATAGCATTTAAACTAATTGACCTAACAATTATGTTGGGGATAATGGGTGAAGCTGATGAATCAGAACGCCACAGATTACTAGGTAGCTTTGTTGGAGGTATTGTTGGTGCTGGAGGCGGCGCGTTCTTAGGAGGACTTATCGGCGCGTTTGGCGGACCTTTTGCATGGATTACAGCACCTGCTGGCGCTATTGCTGGAGGTATTTTAGGTGGATACGGTGGAGATTGGCTTGGTTACAAAATGGTGGAATGGGCATTAGGTGATTCACCGCCGCCAGGAGAAATAGAAGCAGTTAATGCACAAATTCTTTCTGAATTGGCATCGGTATCTCAGGGCGCTGGGGTGCAGGCGCTGATGGCAGAATCCGCAGCGCGATACGGGACCGCGGGTGAAACGACAACAACTGGAGTAAACTACGGAATGCCAGCTCAACCGGGCCTAGGCGCATCTACGATTCCAGGAATGGGAGTAGGTAGTGGATCAGTTTATCCAAATGCAAAATTAAGCAGTGCCCAGGCAAGGAGAATTGTTAACCTTCGACCTGGGTTTGAAACTAACGCTTTAGATGCAATTGCGGCGACAGCATTAATGAATGGTAATGTTATTGTTGTTAATGGTGGAGATCAAACTGTATCACCCGTTATAACACAACAAGGCGGAAGCGTTTCTGTTGAAGCTCCTACTATCATCGGTAATCATATGGATAGAAATATGAACACTTATGCATCAGGTCCGTATCCTGGCGTAGTGTATGAATAATTAAATATATTTTACAACGTTTTCAAAAGGAGGTTTGGTTTCGTTGGATTCGTAATACCTATCTGGATTTCTATACCCAGCCGACATTAATAAGTATACATCGTCTTCAATAAAGTCAAACCCTTTTTCGATCCATGCTTCTTTGTTGCGATCGTATTGTTCAAAACAACGAGTATACGACACATCAAGACCTTGTTCAATCAGTATCTTAGATAAAATGTTACAGTGCATTCCAATCTCAATACAAACTCCTTGAGTAATATGTGGATCTTTATACATATTCGGATCACATGATGGTTGCAAGTGACCCCAATCTAACATATCTCTTAGCACTTTATCATTAACATCGCCAGCAAGTCTAGCAGTATAAATGAATTGATACGGCGCTGTAAGTAGATTAGTGTTTGCTGTTACTGTGCCGGTACCACCTTTAGACAAATCATATAGACCTTTGTTCAAATGGTATTCATACGCAATAACATAAAGTTTGTATGGAATAAGATTTTGTTTAGACGCAACGGCATCATAAGTTTGTTTTACCGCTTTTTGAATTAAAGGCAGATCAGGGATACGATTCTCATCATACCACCTAATCTGCCTTCTCTTTGATATTTCGTCAAAGAACACTTACTTGTTATTCCTTATTTGAAACGAACGAATACATTTCTGTAGCCTTTTTCGTGAGCTCCTCGACTGAATACAGTTCAGTCATCTTTTGATATTCTTCAAATTGAATTTGACCTAATTCCATCATTTTGGCTGCATAGATATGGTTAGTTTCATGGATTTGATCCATATACTCTTTAGCCATTTGCAACATATCAGCACGAATTTCAAAAGGATTTTTACTCATTATTTTACTACCTTTGCAAAAGTTTCGCCTGATGCATTAGCAAATTCGCTCATTGATTTAACAGCGGTTTTGGTAAAAGCTGTTTGAGCTTCAATAAAGGCATGCAAAGGTGCAGACAGTTTTTCGTCTTTTACCAATGTGTCAACCATTGTTTTCTTTGTAGACTGAACATGGTCAATCCAATAATTAGTTGTAAAATCATTTAACATTTTAGTTCTCCTGTGTGTGTTATCCGCCTCCTGCGAAGCGGTCCTTTGGTTTATACCAATTCTTTTGATGAAAGATTTTGGCTCTAAGATTTGTAATAGTTTCTATTTCAAAACCCACGACGCCGGTGCGCTGATGTTGTAATACAATCAACGCTTCATCAATCATATTTATATCGTCAACATCTAAGTTAAAACTCATATTAGGTTTTACCATTAAGCTGCCCACCATCCTAGTTTTGCTCCGTTGTGGATAATAATCATAAAGCAAGTTGCAATATGTACTAACCACCAGAACGTTCTAATTGCTGCTACGGAATTAGCCTGACGATCAGTATCGCCAACCTTTTCACCTAAACTCTTTGCCCAGATGCGCCATAGCTTTTTCATCAAGTTCTATTACCTCTCAGTGCAAAAAACATTCCGCCTACCCATAATAAAACATGAAAGTTATCATATAGAATTACATCCATAAAGCTTTCAGGTTCGCCGATCCAAATAACACCGGTCATAATACTACAAATTGTAATACCACTAAATCGTGTAGTTAGATCACCTAATTCTTTAAACCAATTGGCAAGTATTCCACCAACTAGTAATCCGACACCTGAGCCAAGTTCACCGTAAACAACAAAGACCCAAACAATTAACGGGAGTGCAAAGGACTCTGCTGTGCCTGCATCAACGGGCCATTTATCAAGGCCCTGTTGAAGGAATACGATGGCCAATGGAATACGAAGTAACCAATGGCTCATGCAAAATTCTGGTATTTTATTAACTAAACTTTTCATTACAGATCAGCCAATAGCTCCTTGAGTTTTTTCTTTGACTTGCCGCGTACTTTGGCATCTTTGAAACGATCTTTTACTTCTTCTGGTTTACCAACGACTACAATAGCAATCATACCCATAGACTTGTGTGGTGTACACTGATACAAATAAACACCTGGTGCGTCAAATGTAATAGCCACTTCTTTATTTAGTTTTGATTTCTTTGGTGCTTTCCAGCCATCAGGGCCAGCGATAAACTCTACGTTATGTCCTTTGGATGTTGGTACCCAAGTAATTGTATCACCAACGTCAATCCGCGCGATGTCTTCGCTATAAACCATTTTAGCACCATCGTCACGTTTATTCAACATTTCAACAGTCATATCTTCAGCGTATGCCGTCGTTGCGAAGAGTGCCATTACGCTAGCAGTAATTAGATTTTTCATATGTTTTCCTATCTTTATTTCTTTACATTCAGATTGGACGGATTATATTGTTCGCCGTTATAGGCAGGATAGGTGTCGTCCTCTACCCCAAAGTTACATGATGCCACAATCAATAAGAACGCGATTGAAGCATAGGTAGTTCTTTTAGACCATAATATAAAACCATCAAAGGTTTTTTCAGCTTCCTTTTGCGCCGATGCTCTAACTTCATCATCTGTCATAGCGATCTTGTCCCATAATAAGAGCGATAAACTTCAGCAAGCTCTTGTTGGTCAGTTGACTCTTGAACGATATAGTCTTCTTTGTCAACTCGGGCGGCGTCCGCTATACCTATAGCATCTTCTAAACGTGATGCTATAGCAATAATTTCGCCATCTTTTTTTCTAATGATATGCATTAGCTTCCCCATCCAGCAAATTCATGCTCCTCTAAAGGAATGTGCCTTTCTTTATTAGTACTCATGATCAATTTCCAATTCCAAAGCAAGGCAAATGAATTGCCATATTACAATAACGTGCATAGTCTTCAACGCCAACCATAGCTAATGTCATTAACACAGGCAACGCCGTCAGCATAAGCACAATAATCAAGAATGCCCAACCCAATCCTTTTGTAGTGCAGTAGTATGTTTTATCACTCATGCTCGCCACCGTTCGCCCGGCCATCATATTTACGACCAGACTTTAGCAAATGGTTTAGTGACTCAGGATTGTGTTCTGCTTGGCGGAATGTTATAACTGTAATAGTGACACCACTTACGAGTAACAGGTGAAACGCAGCGCTAATACCAAAAGCAAGATAGCTTCCTACCATTAGGGCAAAGATGCCAGACCAAATAAAGAATAGGCACTGAAAGATCATGTGTCCTACCATAGGGTCTAAATTTCGTAAGGGGGATTTTTCAACTGTCATAATGGTATCCCACATTTCGCGTGGTACATTTACCAATTCAGTTATCGTAGTTACCCATCCAATGGGTTTTACATTCTTCATATTACTCTCCGTGTGGTGTGTTTAAAGTCAAACCCAAGATAGGGTTTGACCACTCGTTATAGAATCAATATAATACAGTTTACCTGTATTGTCAATAGCAAATTAATGTTTTATCCGTTAAGCATTTCAGCTTTTTGATTCCCATCATGGATTGGAATCTTACGAGGCTTCTTTTCTTCAGGAATTACATTTTCTAGCGAAATAGTTAAAATGCCGTTTACAAAATCTGCGCCATTAACGACAATGGTGTCAGCTATTGTAAAAGATCTACGAAAAGAGCGAGCCGATAATCCACGATGCAAATAAGTTCTTTCATCATTCTCGCCTTGGTTTCCTTCAACATATAATATGCCGTCTTTTAACGTAATGTCAATATCTTTATCTGTAAATCCAGCTAATGCTAGCTCGATGTTAAAGTTATCTTCATCTACTTTTACGATATTATATGGGGGATAATTTGATGTGTTACGTTGCGTTGTATTATTAACAGCATTCATTCTGTCTAACATTCTGTCAAATCCAATAAACAATGGATCGTTTAGAGCCGCAGCATTAAATTTAGTTCTAGTCATTTTTGTTCTCCTTAAATAAGCGAGTTGTTTTGTAATAGACCTCTTTTGAGCGCCTACTATCTATATATAATACTTTTTACTTCAATGTCAATAGTTATAGTGATTTTTTTTATTTTTTTTATGAAATGTAATCTTTTGCTAATTCATCTATATTTTTTATAACAAGATGCTTACTAGGATTTAATGCTCTATCCGTTGTCTTAAGCGTTTTTACATCTTCATACCAAACTATTCTATCGTTGTTGCTTTTTGCCCAATAATAAAGTTTAGCATTGCGAGTGGTTATAAACTCTTTAGAGTATTCCCAAACTTTATCTGTTATGACTATAGGATCTTTGTTTGTTGTATTTTGCCATTCTCCAGTTTGCATTGCTAAAGCATAACTAACACACTGTTCAAACTCATTCCTACGTAAAAGTATTACTCTTTCAAATCCTGGAATATTTGTTAAATCATCAAACGTGTATTTACCAAATTCGTCAAATTCAAGCAAACGATTAAATTGGTTTTTAATAACGCATACTTCTTGCTTGTGTAAGTAATCCATGGTGTATTCAAGGCTTGGCTTAAACTTATTTAAAATACCTCTATAATTAAATGGCTCAAATTCTATAGAGTTTACATTTATTTTATAAGGAGAAAGCACTTGCTGATACCAGGTGCTTCCTGATCTTTGATTACATATAATGTGTATTTTTTTACCGGTAGGAATGCTATGGAGACTTTTCTTGAATTTTTGGGGTTTGCTTTGTTACGGAATGTGTCCACGGCTCAAAGTTCCATCCTGCCATTACTAAACAAGCTGTTTGGTCTGGATATAATGCTACTAAGCTCCAGGCTCCAGTATCTTGATTAACGTGAAATACTACCTCAGGGGTTTGCCTTTCGCCAGTACTATTAAATAAAGTACCGCGGCCTTTCCAAAGTCCGTCTTGACCTGTTGCTTGAAGAACGCCACCAGCTTCTTGAAATGATCCACATGGTAAGCGTACATTATTTCCTTGTTCTTGTGCAGTAGCAAAGCTTGCTACAAGTAGTCCTAGAGTAAGAGTAATGTATTTAATCATTTTAATCTCCTGTACTACCAAAACCTCCATCACGGTCTGTCTTAGATACGATCGGCTCAGCAGTTTCATTGATTTCAATTTTTGTAGTCTTTTCGATGATACACTGTGCTAGCCTTTCACCGTTTTCAATCATAACAAGACTGTCTGTTAAATTAGTCATCATAATGAAAGTTTGTTCTACGTAGTCTGAATCTATTATACCAACATTATTCGCTAACGTCAATCCTTTTTTTAGCGCAACACCTGAACGCACGTACATTTTCATTACATGGTTTTCAGGAATGTCAAACACTAATCCTGTTGGTACTAATACTCTTGTGTCAGGTGGGATTTGAAACGCGTCTCTAACTTTGCCAACACCTTTGACGGCAACGTGGGTTTGTTTGTTCCAATTGTTATAGGCTAAAAGTTTATCACCATTTTGAAAGCAACCTTTAATATCAAAACAAGCTGAACCTTCTGTTGCGTATGCTGGCAACTCAGCTTTTTCATTCACTTTATATACATTCATAATTTATTTTTTTCCTATATTATACTTTGCCTCTAATATCCAATTACCTTTCTCTTTATGAGATAGGATCTTGATTTGGTTTAATGGAGCAATTGGGTCTTGAGCGTTATCAGTATCAATAACGTTAACTAATCCCCATTCTTCAAGCAGGTTAACAATAGTGTTACGCCTTGCTTTATCTTCATCAGCAAACGTGTCTTTTTTACCATCTAAGATAAAAAGTTCTTTAAAGTGTAAAATTGAATAACGACCTTGCTTATGTAATATATGGCAAGACTGATACAGCTTTTTCTCTTTGCGGGATGAGATACCAATGCGGGTGAGAGTTTCTTTGATTTTTAAAAAACTATCTTGAGTTGGGAGGGAAACCTCAATACCAACACCCTTAAAAATGTTTTCTTCAGATTGCATAACCGACAGCACCTTTTTATTATTATTATTATCACTGAACGCTCAGTTGCGATTCTGAATATTTATCATTTCTTTGATTTAGTACCAACGCCGCCTGTTTCTAGCTTCGTATGGATAGTCTTTAAATCTTCAGCTGATAACGCCTTAAGGTAAAGCTTTGCTATGGTTCTATTGCATTGATACACTTCCTGAATGGCGTCTAAGTCTATGTTTTTATCAGCTTTTGGCCACTTTGAAAACCGTTTGCGTTTACGTAATGCACCACGGTAATAATCAAATTGGGCACGATCAAATAAATGAGCGCGCTGATTTAATTCGTTTGCATGCAGGATAGTATCTTCAAAGTTTGCAAAGCCACGGTTTACCATATAAGGAACATATAGTCTTTCAGCTTGATCTGGGTTATCATGTTTACCGATAAGATCCTCTTTTGTAAAGGACACGGCATTCATAAAATCAAATGGTGTTATCTCTTTCGCCAATTACTTCCTCCAATTCTTTCATCATATCATCAAAATCTTTAGCACAAGGACCACATAATTTAAAATTCCACGGACCTTCAAGTGTATCAAGGTTTACGTCGTATATGTCTTTCTTATCAATATACTGTTTGCATTCAAAGCATTGATG